AGAATACAAATCCATCAGCAATAATTGAACTTTTTACCTTACAACTTGATAATAGTTTGCATGGTGCTACTACTATTTATAGGTTTCATGCAGGTAGTAGTCTTAAAGATAATGGAGAAATAGTCTGGGCTGGTAATACTTATCAAAGATTTCCAATACAAGCTGAAGGTTTTGCTTTTCAAAAAGGAATGTTACCTAGACCAACATTAACTGTCAGCAATGCACTTGGTACAATTACAGCTATTTTATTAAATGTAAACACAACAACCGCTGGTAATGATCTTACTGGTGCAACTGTTACTCGTATCAGAACTCTTGCAAAATTTTTAGATGCTGTAAATTTTCCTGGAGACATAAATCCTTATGGAACACCAGATCCTACAGCAGAGTTTCCACAAGAAATATATAAAATAGATAGAAAATCAGCAGAAAATAGAGATGTAGTTCAGTTTGAATTAGCTTCTGTCTTTGACCTTGCTGGTATTCGTGCTCCAAATAGACAATGTACTAGAGCCGAGTTTCCTTCTATTGGTACGATTGCAACATGAATTGGAAAGAAGCTGCACTTAATCATGCTGAAACAGAAGATCCAAAGGAATCTGTTGGTCTTTTGTTAAATATCAGGGGTAAAGAAAGATATTATCCTTGTCGTAATCTTTCAATGACAGCACATCAATGCTTTATTCTCGATCCAGAAGATTATGTAAAGGCTACTAATGTAGGAGAAGTCACTGCTGTTGTTCATAGTCACCCAACAACACCTCCAGAAGCTAGTCAGGCAGATAAAGTTGCTTGCGAACAAAGTAAACTTCCGTGGCATATTGTTAATCCAAAGACAAAAAAATGGGGATATTACGAACCACAAGGATATGAAGCACCTTTACTTGGTCGGCAATGGGTATGGGGTATTACAGATTGTTGGAGTTTGGTAAGAGATTATTACAAACAGGAAAGAGGTATAGAATTGAAAGATTATGAAAGAACCATTACTCCAGAAGAGTTTATGAAAGATCCTTTATTTGAAAGTTATGCGTGGCGAACAGGATTTAGAGAACTTAGACCTGATGAAAAATTACAGGCTGGAGATGTTTTATTGATGAGTATTTTAGA